ATGGCGGCCGCAGCCGAGACAGGCGGCCTTTATGGCACGCAGCGAGGACGAGGCACTGTACGGCGGCGCGGCGGGCGGCGGGAAGAGCGACGCGCTGGTGATCGAGGCGCTGCGGCAGGTGGAGATCCCGCACTACCGGGCACTGATCCTGCGCAAGACCTACCCGCAGCTGAGTGAGCTGATCGACAAGACCATGCGCTATTACAGGCCGGTGTTCCCGAAAGCAAAATACAACAGCTCCAGCCACACATGGACATTCCCCAGCGGGGCAAAGATCACCTTTGGCTCCATGTTCCGGGCACAGGACAAATACAACTATCAGGGCAAAGCCTTTGATTTTATCGGGGTGGACGAGCTGACCCACTTTACCTGGGAAGAGTACAGCTATGTGATGAGCCGCAACCGCCCCACCGGGCCGGGCACGCAGGTGTACATCCGGGCCACGGCAAACCCCGGCGGCATCGGGCACGGATGGGTGAAGGCGCGGTTCATCACACCGGCACCGCCGGGCACCCGGATGGTGCAGCTGGTGGACGTGAAGAAGCCGGACGGTACCTGCGAAAAGCTGCGGCGCACCCGCATTTTTATTCCCAGCACGGTGTTCGACAACAAGAAGCTACTGGAAAACGACCCGGGCTACCTGGGCACGCTGGCCAGCCTGCCGGAGGCGGACAGGAATGCGCTGCTGTACGGAGACTGGGACAGCTTTTCCGGCCAGGTGTTCACCGAGTGGCGCAATGACCCGGCACACTACGACGATCAGCGATGGACACACGTTATCAAACCGTTCCGCATCCCGGCGCACTGGAAGATCTGGCGCGGGTATGACTTTGGCTACGCAAAGCCGTTCTCGGTGGGATGGTACGCGGCGGACGAGGAAGGACGGCTGTACCGCATCCGGGAACTGTACGGCTGCACCGGCACGCCCAACGAGGGCACGAAGGTGAACCCGGTGGAGCAGGCGCGGATGATAAGGGAAGCGGAAGAAAACGACCCGAACCTGAAAGGCAGGCACATCCAGGGCGTGGCCGACCCGGCCATTTTTAACGAGAGCCAGGGCGAGAGCATTGCGCAGATGCAGGAAAAGCACCCGAATTACATCTTCTGGACACCGGGCGACCACACGCGGCTGGCGGGCAAGATGCAGTTCCACTACCGGCTGGCCTTTGATGCGGAGGGCCGGCCGATGTTCCAGGTGTTCGACACCTGCAGACACTTCATCCGCACCATCCCGAACCTGGTATATGACGAGAGCAACGTGGAGGACATTGACACCACACAGGAGGATCACATCTACGACGAGTGCCGGTATGTGCTGATGGAGAACCCCATCAGCCCGCGCAAGACCGAGCAGGTGCCGGTGCTGCAGGATGACCCGCTGGACATGGACGTGCGCAAGAGCCCGACAAGGGTGATGAGAGTGTAAGCCGGAAAGGAGAATGGCATGGCGAAAAAGAACGACCTGGCGCAGCAGCCGGGCGGCGGGATGCCGCAGGACGAAAACCGCATGATGCAGGCGGCACAGCTAGCTGCCATGATGGCGCAGGGGATGCAGCAGACGCGGCAGCCTGAGCCGCGGCGGGAAGCGGAAGCTGCACCGGGCGCCGGGAGCACTGCGGGGCAGCAGATCAGTGCGGGAGAACCGGCGGCAGGCAGGACGGAGAACCCCATGGTGCAGATGCTGCAGAGCCTGACAGGGCAGACTGGCGGGCAGACGGGACAGCCGGAAGAAACGTACTTTACGGCAGCGGCGGAACCGGCCATCGGAGAGGATGAGGTACGGCGAGCCAATGACCTGCTGCAGAAGTACAAGGCAGGCAAGGCCGCGCTGGACAAGCGGATCGTGGACAACGAGCTGTGGTTCCGCATGGGGCACTGGAAGAGCTACAAGAACAAGATGATGGAAGGCAAGCCGAAGCCTTCCAGCGGGTGGTTGTTCAACAGCATTGCCAACAAGCACGCCGATGCCATGGACAACTACCCGGAACCGAACGTGCTGCCGAGGGCGGCAGATGACGAGCAGACGGCAAAGGTGCTCTCGAAGATCCTGCCCACGGTGCTGGAGCAGTGCGACTACGAGACAGCCTACAGCGACACCTGGTGGCGCAAGCTCAAGACCGGTACCGGCGTGAAGGGCGTGTTCTGGGATCCGATGCTGCGAGGGGGCCTGGGCGACATCAGCATCCGGAGCGTGAATGTGCTGATGCTGTACTGGGAGCCGGGCGTGGAGGACATTCAGGACAGCCCGAACCTGTTCAGCCTGAGCCTGGCGAACAACGACCGGTTGGAGGGGCAGTACCCGCAGCTGAAGGGGCATACCGGAAGCAGCCTGGACGTGGCAAAGTACATCCATGACGACAGCGTGGACACCAGCGACAAGAGCGTGGTGGTGGACTGGTACTACAAAAAGGCCCTGCCCGGCGGGCAGACGGTGCTGCACTACTGCAAGTTCTGCAACGGGGTGGTGCTGTATGCCAGTGAGAACGACCCGGCAATGGCAGACCGGGGCTTTTACGACCACGGGAAATACCCCTTTGTGTTCGACCCGCTGTTCCGGGAAGAGGACAGCCCGGCGGGCTTTGGGTACATCGACGTGATGAAGGACACCCAGACCGCCATTGATGAGATGAACCACGCCATGGACGAGAACGTGAAGCTGGCCGCAAAACAGCGGTATGTGCTGAGCGACGCGGCAGGCGTGAACGAGGAAGAGCTGGCGGACTTTGGCCGCGACATCGTGCATGTGGCGGGGAGGCTGAGTGATGACAGCTTCCGGCCGCTGCAGGTGAGTGGGCTGCAGGGCAACCTGATCACCTACCGGGATGACCGGGTGAGCGAGCTAAAGGAGATATCCGGCAACCGGGACGTGAGCCAGGGCGGAACCACCAGCGGCCTTACGGCAGCCAGCGCCATTGCGGCGCTGCAGGAGGCTGGGAGCAAGCTGAGCCGGGATATGCTGAAGAGCGCATACCGGGCCTTTGCAAAAGAGTGCTACCTGGTGATCGAGCTGATGCGGCAGTTCTACGACGAGCAGAGAGTATACCGCATCACGGGAGAACAGGGCGGCACGGAGTATGTGCCTTTTAGCAACGCGGCACTGCAGGCGCAGCCCGGCGGCATGGTGGGCGGTGTGCAGCTGGGCGACCACGAGCCGGTGTTTGACATCACGGTGACGGCGGCAAAGAAGAGCACCTTCAGCCGCCTGTCGCAGAACGAGACGGCGAAAGAGTGCTACCAGCTGGGATTTTTTGCACCGGCGAACGCGGACGCCGCGCTGGCGGCGCTGGACATGATGGACTTTGAAGGCATCGAAAAGGTGCGGGAGCGGGTGAGCCAGAACGGCACGCTGTACCAGCAATTGCAGCAGATGGCCCAGCAGCTGCAGAAGATGGCGGCAATCATCGACGCACAGAACGGCACCAACGTGAGCGCGGCAGCCGATGCAGCCGGGCAGGCAGCAGCAGGAGCCGCAAGCGGCAGCAGCAGAAAGACCACGGCAGCCAGCACCCTGAACAGCCTGGGCGGCGTGGTGGGGGACAACTCCACCAGCCTTTCCAGCCAGGCGGCGAAGCGGGCCATGGATGTAAACAACCCGAACAAGGAGTAAGCGCGATATGTTCTCTTTTGGTGGCAAAAGAGAACCAGAAAACAACCAGCGATTTCGACGCGCTGGATCCACGAATCAAGGGCTACTCGCCCTTGATAATCCCAAAGAAGTGGGCTGCAGCTGAAAATGCTGGAGATTCACGCCGTCCGGCGTGAAGATCTCTTAACCGCATTTTCGGCTTCCGCCAATCAGAATGGGAACGGACGAGAAGGAGAACGGCATGATCAGAATCACCTACAAAGAGTTTCCAAAAGAGGGCGCGATGCGCCTGCGGGCGGAAGGCCATGCGGGCTATGCGCCGAAGGGGCAGGACATCGTGTGTGCGGCGGTAAGCACGCTGATGCAGGCACTAGCATTCAGCGCGGACTGCAGCGAAGAGGGCTTTGCAGTCGCATCCAGCAGCGGCCCGGCGGGGACGTATCTGGAACTGCAGATGAAAGCGACCCCGGAGAACCGGGCAAAGTTTGAGCTGGTGACGGACGGGCTGGAACTTGTGGCGCAACTGTACCCGAAATTTGTGATGATCGATGACGGGATGGGCACGGCGGATGTGGTGGATCTGCAGCTGTTTGCAGAGGGCGCTGCCGCTTCCGGCTCTGCGGCGGCGGGCGGCGATGCTGCAGGAGAGGGCACAGCGGAGATCACCGGGCCGGAACTGCGGCCGGCACAAGAGCGGCTTGCAAAGCGCTCGAGGCCGGGCAAGACGGCGAAGGCTGCAGGAAACGCCATCTCACCGGCCATGTCCGCCGAGGGAGGCGCGGACGCCGGAGCTCCCCAAAATGGGGAGCCGAGTGCAGAGGAAACGACCGGCGAAGCACAGCAGCAGGAAGAGCCGAAGCAGGCAGACCCGGCCCAAAAGCGCAGGGCCTTTGGCCAGCTGATGCAGGGCGAGTATGCAGCGGAGTTTGAAGAGGCCATGCAGCGTGCGGCACAGCTGGCGGTGCAGAGCGTGCAGGAGAACCCTGCTGTGAAAGGGCTGCTGGAGGCGCTGGGCGAGGCATACGGCATCGACGCCGGGAACGCTGAAAACCTTGAAGCCCTGACCGAGGCCGTGAAGAGCGGCAAGGTGAAGAACGACGAGTACTACGAGACCCTGGCGGCGGAGCGCGGCATCAGCGTGAAGACCGCGCGGGAGCTGGACAAGATGGAAGGTGAGCTGCAGCGGGCCAATGCCGAGAAACAGCGGGCCGAACAGATGCGGCTGGCAGCAGAGCACCAGCAGCGGGCAGCGGCAGTGCGGGCACAGTGGGAAGCGGAAGCAGCACAGCTGAAGGAAAAGTACCCGGCCTTTGAGCTGGACGAGGTGCTGAACAACCCCAGCGTGGCGGACATGATCCGGCGCGGCATCGGGCTGGAAGCGGCATACCGGGCGGCCTACTTTGACCAGCTGATGACCGAGAGCACAGCCCGCACCGCAAAACAGGTGGAGCAGGGCGTGGCGGCCCGGATCCAGCAGCGGGCACAGCGGCCGGCAGAGAACGGCGCGCACCCCGGCGCTGCCGCAGAGACCAAGGTGGATGTGGCCCACATGACGGCAAAGCAGCGGGCAGAGCTGGCAAAGCGGGCACGGCGGGGAGAGAAAATCGTGCTGTAAGAGATTTCCCACGCAGAGGGCGTGAGAAGATAAAAACCTTGAAGGAGGACAAACAGATGAGCAAAAAGAGACTGGATCTGCAGATGTTTGCGGACGCTTCCGCACAGCTGCAGAACACCACGGCATCCGGCGGCATGACCGCTGAGATGAAGACCTACTACGAGAAGACCCTGCTGGATCTGGCAGAGCCTGCACTGGTGCATGACCAGTTCGGCGATTCGTACCCCATCCCGGCGAACAATGGCAAGACCATCGAGTTCCGCAAGTATGAGGCACTGCCGAAGGCGACCACCCCGCTGACCGAAGGCGTGACCCCGGCGGGCCAGGCGCTGACCGTGAGCACCATCACGGCAGAGGTACACCAGTACGGCGGCTGGGCTCCCCTGACCGACATGCTGGATCTGACCGCCATCGACAACAACGTGGTGCAGGCCACGAACGTACTGGCAAGCCAGGCGGGCCGCACCATGGACACCATCGTGCGCGACATCCTGGCGGGCGGCACCAACGTGATCTATGCGCCCAAGGTGGCGGACGGCGTGGAGACCGCCGTGACCAGCCGCGCAGGCCTGGACAAGACCGCGCAGCTGACCGTGGATCTGATCGACCAGGCGGTGGCCCTGCTGCAGAGCCAGAACGCAGACCCCATCGGCGACAGCTATGTGGCCATCGTGCACCCGTACACCAGCTACGACATCCGCAAGGACCCGAACTGGATCGAGGCGCACAAGTACGCAGCCCCGGAGGAGATCTTCAACGGCGAGATCGGCAAGATCAACAACGTGCGCTTTGTGGTGTCCAGCGAGGCGAAGATCTGGAAGGGCACCGGCTGCCCCACCGGCCTTGCCGTATTCGGCACCCTGGTGCTGGGTGCCCACGCCTACGCCACCACCGAGCTGGAGGGCGGCGGCCTGCAGCACATCGTGAAGCAGCTGGGCTACGGCGATGACCCGCTGAACCAGCGCGCTTCTGTGGGCTGGAAGGCTGTGAAGACCGCAGAGCGCCTGAGTGAGCAGTACATGGTGCGCATTGAGAGCTGCAGTGCGCGCTACAGTGCAAGCGCACTGGCAAACTAAGGAAACGGAAGGAGAACGGACATGGCAGTGAAGAAACAGAACACCGAGCAGGAGGCTGAGGCCGTACAGGCCGAGCCGACCGAGGAGAAGGACACCGTGGTGATCCGGCTGTTCAAGGACAACCAGCGCTACAAGGCACCGGTATTCGTGGGTGTGAACGGCGTGACCTACCTTGTACAGCGCGGCGTGGACGTGGAGGTGCCGAAGGCGGTGGCCGAGGTGCTGGAGCACAGCGAGGAGATGGACAACGCGGCCATGGCAAAGATCACGGCAGCGGAGAACGCAACGGCGCAGGCGGCACAGCGCGTGTGAGCATGACAGAATGAGAGACCCCGGTACAGCGGCACATGGCTGTGCCGGGGTCTTTTGCTTCAGCGGAAAAATTATTTTTTACAGGGCGTTTGTCGCCGCCTGCGGGCGGCTCCAAACGCATTTTCACGGGATGGGGTCTGGACGAAAAACGACATTAAAATGAGAAAAATGATACTTTCGATTTGGGCTTTGACGGTGAAAAGGCGATTCCGGGCGGGCCGCAGCCCGGCCGGAATTGCGAATGAAAGAAAATGATTCCGCTGATATGCCCAGAGTGAAACGGAGGGCATTTAAAACCGTGATACAGGAAGGAGAATGAAGAATGACAGCAGGACAGGCCATGGAGCAGGCCGACGAGATGCGGCCGAACAACGAGTTTTCGGACACGCTGAAACAAAACTGGCTGCGGCAGTGCGACAGCCGCCTGCGCGGGAGCGTGGTGGCACGCAGCAAGACGGCGGACTTTGACGACGTGGGCGCGGACACGGCATGGAACGACGGCCTTGCCTACGACACCGAGCTGCTGGCACCGGAGCAGTACAGCCCGCTGTATGTGCACTGGCTGTGTGCACAGATGGATCTCGCCCTGGGAGAGACGGCGCGGGCGGCCAACGAGATGCAGCTGTACAGCGACTATGTGCAGGAGTTTGCCGCATGGATGCGCAGGCGCTATGCCCCGGCGGGCGGTGTGCAGTGGAGGTACTGAGATGACGGACGGGCGGAACCTGAACATTTTGCAGAGCGGGCGGCAGATGCTGCGGGCCTTTGGCGGGGTGAACGAGACCTACGGGTGCAGCGAGGCGGAGCTGAGCAGCAGCCTGAATTTTTCCGGCCGGGGGTACCCGGCACTGCAGACCAGGATGATGCGCCGGAAGGTGCAGGAGGTGCAGGACGTGAACGGCATGTACCACCTGAACGGCCTTTTGATCTGCAAGGGAACCACGCTGGAATATACCCCGGACAGCACCGACGCGCGGGAAGGCGCGGTGGTGCTGAAAGGTGCCGTGACGGATAACGAAAAGACCATGACCGGCATGGGAACGAAGATCCTGATCTGGCCGGACAAGAAGGCCTTTGACATCAGCACCGGAAAGCTGGAAGACCTGGCAGCGAAGTGGGCGCTTGGGGATGAAAGTATGACCGTGACCCCGTGCGACGGCGAAGGAAAGACCTACACCCCGGACAGCGTGGGCACCGAGGAACCGGGCAGCCCGGCAGACGGACAGTTGTTTTTGAAGGGCAGCACGGAGGAGCCTTACGGCGCGGGCAGCGTGCTGCTGAAGTACAGCGCAAAGAACAAGAAGTGGACGGAGATCCTTTTACAGAGCCTGCGGCTGCACTGCCCCGGCCTTGGCAGCGTGCTGAAGGAAGGCGACACGGTGACCCTGAGCGGGATGCCGGGCGCGGTGTGCGACGCACTGGCAGCGGGGCTGAACGGCGAGGTGAGCATCGGGACACTGGACGGGGACGACATGGTGGTAACGCTGGTGCCGCAGGAGGACAGCAGCCGGTACTATGGCAGCTGGACGGTGACGGCCACGGGCATGACCTGGAACAGCGCCGACGGAAAGGTGACCGAAAATGAATCGGCCACAGCGCCGGTGACGGCACAGCGGCGGGTGCCGGATCTGGACTTTGTGACGGAGCAGGGCAACCGGGTGTGGGGCTGCAGCAAAAGCGAGAACAGCATTTACGCCTGCGCCCTGGGCGACCCCACCAACTGGTACAGCTACCGGGGCATTGCCTCGGACAGTTACGCGGTGAGCGTGGGCAGCGACGGGGCATTTACCGGCGCGGCCAGCTGCCTGGGATATGTGCTGTTTTTCAAAGAACAGTGCATCCACAAGCTGTACGGCTCGAAGCCAAGCGACTACCAGATGAGCAGCGTGCGGTGCCGGGGCGTGGCGGCAAATGCGGCGCAGAGCCTTTGCGTGATCGCGGAGACGCTGTACTACCTCTCGCCGGACGGGGTGATGGCGTGGAGCGGAAGCCTGCCCACGAAGGTGAGCAGCGCACTGGACACCGGAAAGCTGACGGCGGTTGACAAGGCCGTGGGCGGACAGCTGGACGAGCGGTATTACCTGTACCTGCACCGGAAAACGGACGGCGGAAGCGGGCGGCTGCTGGTGTATGACACCGAGCGGGGCCTGTGGCAGGAGGAAAGCGCGGCAGGCACCGGCATGGTGAGCACCGGGCGGCAGCTGTATCTGTGGGACGGCAATGCCCTGTGGGCGGCAGACCCGGACCGGGAGGCGGCCGGAGACACGGAGACGGCGCTGAAATTTGAAGCGGTGACCGGAGACATCGGCCTTGCCGTGCCGGATGACAAATACATCAGCCGGGTGACGCTGCGGGTGGATGCCCTAGCGCACACGGTGCTGACCGTGGCGGCCAGCTACGACGGCGGGGACTGGGAAACGGTGAGCAGCTGCGCGGTGACGAAAGACCACCAGCGGGTGAACCTGCCCTTTGTGCCAAGGCGGCACGACACCATGCGGCTGAAATTTGCAGGCACCGGGCAGATGGTGCTGCGGAGCATGGCCTTTACGTTTGCGGATGCAGCAGGGGCAAGGGTGAGCGGCGCGGTGCCGAGACGATGAAAGGAGAAGACAATGGCAAGCATTGCGGGACTGGCGGG